ATATGTACACAATTGGTGATAGACAAATCACAAAAGAAAACCTAAAGAAACTATTTGAAGAAGCTAAATGTTCGGTAGCATCAAATGGTGTTCTATACAAAACTGATAAGCCTGGTTGTATCCCTGATATTTTGGATTTGTGGTTCAATCAGCGTGTTGAATTCCGTAAGTTGGAAAAGAAGTTTGGTGAAGCTGGTGATAAAGAGAAATATGCATTCTATAAGAAAAGACAGCTTGTTCAAAAAATCTTATTGAACTCCTTATATGGTGTGTTAGGTTTGCCGGCATTCCGATTCTATGATGTGGATAACGCTGAGGCGGTAACACTAACAGGTCAGACCGTAATTAAATCAACTGCGGATATGGCTAACATTAAGTACAACAAAGAATTGGGTACTAAAGATGGGGATTATAACATTTACATTGATACTGATTCGGTATTCTTTTCAGCAGTACCTATTTTAGACCATAGATACCCTGATTGGAAAACAAAAGAAGATAAAGAGATTGCTTTATTAGTAGATGGTATTGCTGGTGAAACGCAAGATTTCTTAAATAGTTTTTATGATGTGTTGGCTGAAAGGGTATTCAATGTAGATAAAGCAAAACATCGTTTCCAAATTAAGAAAGAGTTTGTAAGCCGAAGTGGTATTTGGATTGCTAAGAAAAGATACGCTCAATGGATTATTGCAGAGAATGGTATTCCAACTGATAGATTGGATGTGAAAGGATTGGATGTGGTACGTTCATCATATCCGGCTGAGTTCCGCAAGTTTATGAGTGAAGTACTTATTCAGATTCTAAAAGGTGATACGGAAGAAGTATTGACTGATAAGGTTCAAGCTTTCAAAAAGGCATTAGCAGCAATGGATGTAACTTCAATAGCTAAGAACTCCGCAGTAAAAGAATTATCTAAATACCTTCCGAAGAAAAAAGACCAAACGGCAATGTTCCAATTTGCATCAGCAACTCCGGCGCACGTTAAAGCAGCAATTGCACATAATCAGTTGTTGGTACACTTCAAATGTTCTTCTAAATACGAACCAATGAAAGATGGTGATAAGGTAAAGTGGGTATATCTAAAACAAAATCCTTACGGATTAGATGGGTTGGCATTTAAGGGGTATAATGATGCACCTGAAATTATGGAATTGGTGACAAAGTATGTGGATTGTGATAAGATTTTTGAGAGAGAATTGTTAAAGAAGTTAGAGGATTTTTACGGAGCATTGGGATGGGGTGAAGTACTATCTGCTGCTAAAACTGCGGAAAAATTCTTTGCATTTTAATTTGGTAGATTCAAAATAAATTCGTATATTTGTATTTCTAAACATTAAACTATAAAAAGTATATTATGAACAAAAGTAAATTTGATGGTTTTATCAATCGTTATAACCTTGGTGGTGAGATTGAATCCGTTATGATTAAAACCGATGGAAAGAATCTTTCAGTAAGAATGATTTCAGATGACAAAACCCTTTTAGGTGATGTAACTGTAGCTGAAAAGGATTTTCCAAAAGGTGAATTTGGTATCTATACAACATCACAACTTAAAGGTTTGTTGAGTGTATTGGATGAAGCAATTACAATCGAAGAAGCAACTGGTGCAATTAAGTTTTCAGATAAAGGTACTAAGGTACAATATATGTTGGCAGCACCTTCAGTAATTCCAGCAGTACCTGATTTGAAAGCACTTCCACCATTTGATGCGGAAGTAACTTTGAATGATGACTTTGTAAATAAGTTCATCAAATCAAAAGGTGCATTGGCTGATGCGGATACATTTACATTCACTGTGAAAGATAAAAAAGCTGAAATCATTTTGGGTTATTCTTCAATCAACTCAAACCGAATTTCAATCGCTGTAGAAACAACAGCAAAAGAAGATGTTGAACCAATCGCTTTCTCAGCAAAATATTTGAAAGCAATCTTAACTGCTAACAAAGGTTCTAAATCATCTTCATTAAAAATCTCATCTAAAGGATTAGCACATGCTTCCTTTACCGATGGCGATTACACTTCAAACTATTACCTCGTAGAAATTAAGTAATTATGAGCTTTTGGGATACTGAACCACAAAAACCTGTCTTTGACTTTGATACCGAAAAAGCAAAGTTAAAAGAAAACATGGACTATCTAATGACGATGTCTGTGCAGGAGCAAACTTTGTATAAAAAGTGGGTAGAGTTGCAAGACCCTACAATGATTCAGGCTAAAGCCCAAATAGCATCTTATTATGACTCTCAATGGAAACCAACTGATATCAACAATAAGGAGCTAACGATAAAAGAAATTGAAGCGTTAGACCCTTATGTTGAAATCGTAGAGGATGCCAAAGAATCTACTAAGTGGGCAGCGGTAAGACGTATGATTCACACAATGGATTTTACAGCAAACCCTGGCCATCCGATGTAACCGCATTGGGTGTGAGAGATAACTTCATTGGTTGGACTAAAGATGATAAATTTGTAAAAGGTAAGTTAAATAATACAACTATTGCTTCTACAATTGTATGTACTCAACCATTGGGTTATAACTTCTTAGGTGGTAAGTTAATCGCTATGATGACTACGGTGCCGGAAGTAAGAGAGTATTGGAAGAAGAAATATGAGAATGTACTTATAGCAGTAGGTACAACTTCACTATATGGAATTCATTCTCAATACAATGGTATTCCACTATTCAAAACGCTAGGTGAATCAGCTGGTAAAATTAGTATTAAGCCGGATGATAAGTATTATGACCCTTGGCATCAATGGTTAAAAGAAAATCGTGCCGATTGGTATAAAGAAAATATATCAGATGAGAGAGCTCGTAATGGTGCTAATATGGGATATGAAGCTAACGGACCTGTTAGTGGTATCAAACAAAAAATATTAGGACAAATCTTCAAAGAGTGTGGTATTAAGGCAACTGAATACCATCACGGATTTAAGAGAGGTGTTTATATGGCAATGATGTATGAGAATGGTAACGATTTTCTTTGTAATAAAATTACTGAAGACCAATTAATCCTTAAAGATAAATTTAAGCAAGGCGTTGATTACATTAATAAATGGTGGAAGAAACACGCTATAAGTAGATATACAAAACTACACGAAGAAGGTAGATTAAAACCCGAACACTTATTTTACATAGATGCTATTGGTATGAGTTGGGAAGAAATGAAGGAAAGGTATTTGGGTGAAGTAGGAAGATAAAATAAAATAAAAAACTATGGAAGAAAATGTAAAAGTAGATGCCAAACAAGATTTAGGCACTATTAAATTAGAACAAAAAAGATTAAAAGATTGTGAATGGGTTTTTCAATTTGATGAAGATGAACCACAAGTATTTGCATGGACAAATGAAGATATGGATGATGAATCACCAACCATTACATTTACTATTGATAATACAGAAGGTGCATATATTTCATTCAAAGATAAAAAAACAGGTAAGTTATTCAAATTATTTGCAAGAGAATTGTCAGAAGAAGGAATTCAATTAAGAGAATTTCAAGCTAAACAAAATAAAGATTTAGAAAATGGAAGTGAAGATAAAGAAACTCAATCATAATGCAGTAATTCCAACATACGCTAAACCTGGCGATGGTGGAATGGATTTGGTAGCAACATCAATTATAGCGGATACGCCTGAACAAATTACATATGGTATGGGTATTGCATTGGAAATACCAGAAGGATTTGTAGGATTGATATTTCCTCGTTCATCGGTTAGAAAAACTGGATTAATGTTAAGTAATTCCGTTGGGGTATGCGATAGTGGATATAGAGGTGAATTACAAGCTACATTTAATAAAGTATTTGGTAGTGAAAGAATGTACGATGAAATGAAAGTTAAGGAAGTACAACCAAACGAATACTACAAAGTAGGTGATAGAATTGCACAAATTATGATTATACCTTACCCACCAATTGAGTTTGTAGAAGTAGATGAATTATCAAATACCGAAAGAGGTGAAGGTGGATTCGGTTCAACAGGAAAATAATAAAATATGTTTGAATATCAAGAAGAAAATATAAACCATTCGTTGTGGGTAGAAAAGTATCGCCCAATAAAATTAGAAGATTATGTAGGTAATGAACACCTTAAAACAAAGGTAGAGGCTTACATAGAAAAAAATGATATACCACACTTACTCCTTTATGGAAAAGCTGGTACTGGTAAGACAACTCTTGCGAAACTTATAGTTAAATCAATTGATTGTGACTATATGATTATTAACGCATCCGATGAAAGAAATGTTGATACAATCAGAGATAAAGTAAGAGGATTTGCTTCATCTATGGGTTTCAAAAAATGGAAAGTGGTGGTGCTTGATGAGGTTGATTATATGAGTTACTTAGCACAACCAATGCTCCGTAACATTATGGAAACATTTAGTGCACATTGCCGATTCATTTTAACGTGTAACTATGTGGAGAAAGTAATAGAACCAATTCAATCTCGTTGTCAAACTTTTCAAATTATTCCACCAACTAAAAAAGATGTAGCGGTTCAAATGAGTAAAATTCTCAAAGCAGAAGATATTGAGTTTGACCCTAAAGATTTAGTTCCAATTATTGATTCATCTTACCCTGATATTCGTAAGGTTATCAATACGTGTCAAATGAATTCTCACAAAGGTAAACTAAAAGTTGATGTGCAGAATCTTTTGGAAAATGATTATAAAGTAAAAATATTAGATATTCTTAAATCATCTGATGATAAGAGAAATAAATATATGAAGATTAGGCAAGCACTAATTGATAGTAAGGTTACTGATTTTACTGACTTGTTTACACTTCTTTATGATAAGGTAGATGATTACGCTGGAGATAATACCTCAAATGTAATTTTACTATTAGCTGATGGACAATTCAAACACTTTTCGGCAATTGATAAAGAGATTCCAACAGCAGCAACATTAATTCAAATATTAAACGTAATATAATATGGCAAACATTATCGGAGATGGACCAATTCCACAAATGGGTGGAGCACAACCAAAAGTAGATATATCATCATCAGTTCCTGTATTTTGTGAATGTGGTGGAAAAACATTCCTACCAGCTATGAAAATGAGAAAGTTATCTAAATTAGCATATGGTGGTGACCAGGATATGATGATACCTTTTGAAGTGTATCTATGTGGTGATTGTGGAGCAGAGCAAGAACTTTTCAAACCTGTTCAATTGAGAGCATTAGAACAAAAAGATAAATTAGAATCACAACCTAAAATCGAATTAGATACAAATGGCTAAAAGTTTATTTGACCATCTTAATGCAATAACTCAACATAAAGACCCAAAGTATTGGGACACACTTGATGAAAGTGATAAAAAGACATGGAGTAACTATATGATACTCCGTTTTCTTTCTATGAAACCTGAATGGATAGAATTGATTGCAGATATACAACCATATGTGCAAGAAATATCACCAAAGGCATTATATTTGTGTCTTATTGGTTTAATACCAAAAACAAAAGCATTCTTAAAATATATGAAACCAGCTTCATCTGAAAAGTTAGAAGAATGGATTGTTGAATTAATTGCAAGATATTATAACGTATCAATGGTTCATGCTGAAGAATATTACCTTATATTGCATGAAACAAACGCAGGTAAACTACATATTAAAGAAATTGCTGAGGCTTATGGTACAGACCCTAAGCAAATTACTAAATTAAAACTAAAAGTTTAATTTGGTAGATTCCCTATTTTTTCGTATATTTACATTATGGCAAAAGTATCATTTTCGCAGTACTCAATGTGGAGTAGCTGCCCTCAACAATATAAGTTAAATTACATAGATAAGCTCGGAGAATCTTCGGGTAATATACACACTATTTTTGGTTCGGCTATGCACGAAACTATCCAACACTACCTTTCAGTAATGTATGGTGTTTCTAAAAAGCAAGCTGATGAAATCAACTTAGATAAGCTTCTATTAGAAAGAATGAAGGAAAACTTTACTAAAGAGAAAGAAGCTCTTAGTGAAGGAACTCCATGCGAACAAATTGAATTAGAGGAATTTTATGGTGATGGTAGAAGAATCTTAGAATGGTTAAAAAAGAATCTAAATAAATTTTATTCAAAGAGTGGCTACGAATTAGTAGGTATTGAGATTCCACTTAATGCTAAAATCAAAGAAGGTGTTCACTATGTTGGATTTATTGATATTGTGTTAAGAGATTTAGCAGAGAATTCAATTATTATTATTGACCTTAAAACATCAACTCAAGGTTGGAATCAATTTCAGAAGGCTGATAAGTTTAAGAATGCACAAATACTTCTTTATAAGAAATATTATTCAGATATGTTTAATATTCCTCTTTCTAAAATAAAAGTGGAATATCAGATTATGAGAAGGAAGCTGCCAGAAGATTTGGCATTTCCAGTACCATACATATCTAAGCATGCACCTTCACATGGAGCTCCATCTGTTACAAAAGCTCACGAAGAGTTTATGGAGTTTATAAATGCGGTATTTGATGATGAAGGAAATTATAAAGATATTCCTTATCCAAAAGTTCCTGGTCAAAACAAAAAGAATTGTAAATGGTGTGAATTTTTGGGTAAACATTGTGATGGAAAAGCATCATAAAAAAAGTTCTTATAAATTATTGTTTTTTCTTGGATTAATATACTTATATATACAAATATATAAATAATATTACAATGAATCAAGAAAACACAAAACTTACTACTGTGAAAATCTTGAAAGATGTTTACTCATCATTCAAAAAGGTATCTTTTGATTCCGATGTAACTTTACAAAAATTAGTTAATAGGACAGTTGAGAGATATGTTTCGGATGAAGAATTTAGAAAAGAAATGAATGAGTATCTTAAATTACAAATTTCAGGTTCACAATTTTAATAAAAGTTATGGCAAAGAAAAAAATATTGTTACTTTCAGATGATTTACGAATGGCAAGTGGTATAGCCACAATGTCTAAAGAATTAGTAATTGGTACAATCCACAAATATGATTGGTTTCAAGTTGGAGCAGCTATTAACCATCCAGAGCAAGGTAAAGTTCTTGATGTAAGCGAAGATGTTAAAAATAGATACGGCATTGAAGATGCTTATCTAAAAATACTTCCTTGGAATGGATATGGTAATGCCGATTTGATTAGACAATTAATAAATGCAGAAAAGCCTGATGCTATCTTACACTTTACTGACCCACGTTATTGGACATGGCTTTATGAAATAGAGCACGAAATCAGACAAAATGTTCCATTATTATTTTACGCAATTTGGGATGATTTACCAGACCCAATGTATAATCGTAACTACTATGAAAGTTGTGATTGGATTGGTTGTATTTCTCGCCAAACTTATGGTATCATTAAAAGAATTGGTGCAAGAGATGATAAACCAACTTGGAAAACAAAAGCAGATTGGCAAGTTAGTTACGTTCCGCATGGTATTAATACAGATTTATATAAACCAATAGATGTACCTACTGAATTTCGTAATGAGATTTTAGGTGGTAAAGATTATGAATTTGTACTTTATTGGTCAAATCGTAATATTAGAAGAAAACAACCAGCAGATGTTATTGTAGCTTTCCAAAAGTTTTGTGATAAGATTGGTAAAGAGAAAGCAGATAAATGTGTGTTGTTAATGCACACTCAGCCAATTGATGAGAATGGAACTGATTTACCAGCGGTAATTGAAGCTGTTGCACCAAACTGTAACATTATTTTTTCTGAAAAAAGAAGATTACAAGAAGAACTTAATTTGTTATACAATTTAGCAGACTGTACAATCAATATCGCTAACAACGAAGGGTTTGGATTAGCAACTGCAGAATCAGTAATGGCTGGAACTCCAATTATTGTAAACGTAACTGGTGGATTGCAAGACCAATGTGGATTCAAAGTTGATGGTAAGTTACTAACCGCAGAAGATTATGTAAAGATTGGTTCTTTGCATGAATGGAGAAAGTGGGAAGGTAAAGCAGAATCTGGTCCTTGGGCAACTCCTGTTTGGAGTAGAGCACAAGCGTTAGCAGGTTCAGTACCAACACCATATATTTGGGATGATAGAGTTGATTTGGAAGATGTTGCTGAAGCAATTCTAAAGGTATATAACACACCAAAAGAAGAAAGAAAAGCAAACGCCCTAATTGGTAGAGAGCATTTTATAAATGAATCTGGATTATCACATACAAATATGTGTCAAACATTAATTGATGGCATTGAATCAACATTTGAAAATTGGAAGCCTCGCCAAAGATTTGAGGTATTCAAAGTTAAATAAGTTATAGATTATGAGTAAACCAACATTAGTATTTCAGGGACCTATTTTTACTAGAAGTGGATATGGTGACCATTGTAGAGATTTGATGAAATCACTTCGTAAAATGGATAAGTACGATATAAAGATTATTCCACTTCGTTGGGGTAATACTCCACAAAATCAAGTTAATGACCAAGATGAATTTGGCCGCTGGATGTTAGAAAGAGTAATTGGTGAGATAGGAGAAAAACCAGATGTATTCATGCAAGTTTCAGTAGCAAATGAGTTTGAACCAAAAGGACATTATAATATTGGTGTAACTGCTGGTGTTGAAACTACAATTGCACCAAAAGAATTTATTGATGGTTCTAATAAAATGGATTTAATAATTGTTCCATCTAACTTTACAAAACAAAATTTAGGCGGAACTATATATCAACAAAAAAATCAACAAACTGGAGAAATAATTGGTGAAATAAAAACAAATACTCCAATTGAAGTTTTGTTTGAAGGAGTTGATACTGAAATATTTTCTAAAGGAACAAACAAATCTATTTTAGATAATGTAAAAGAAGATTTTTGTTTCTTAGTAGTTGGGCACTGGTTAAAGGGTTCGTTGGGTCAGGATAGAAAAGATATTGGTATGGCAATTAAAACATTTGCCACAGTATTTCAATATCTTCCTAAAGATAAAAGACCGGCTCTTTTAGTAAAAACATCGCATGCTGGATTTAGTGTTTTGGATAGAGAAGAAACTCGTAAAAAAATTGATGAAGTATTAAAACAATTTGGTGACAAATGTCCATCTGTATATTTGATACATGGTGATTTAGAAGAAAAAGATATGGCATCTTTATATCACAATCCAAAAGTAAAAGCAATGATATCCTTTACAAAAGGAGAAGGATATGGAAGGCCTCTAGCCGAATTTACTTTAACTGGAAAACCTATTATAGTTAGTGGTTGGAGTGGACATACTGATTTTTTACCAATAGAAAATACAGTAATGTTAGAAGGTCAATTAACACAAGTTGATGAATCAGCAGCTGACCAATTTATTTTGAAAGAAGCTCAATGGTTTACCGTAAATTATTCTAATGCTGCTAATAAATTATATGACGTTTATAAAAATTATGATAATTATATAAAAGATTCAGAAGGACTTAAAACAAATACTTTGAAAAACTTTTCTTTAGAAAAAATGCATGATAAGTTTTCTCAAATTATGGATACTTATGTTAAAGCAAAACCAAAATTTGTTCCTTTTAATGTTCCAAATATAAGTGCAAATAAAATGCAGATTCCAAAACTAAATAAAGTTAATTAATGACATTTACACTTCAATATGATAAATTTATAACAGAAGAAAAATCTGTCTCAAAAACTTTGATAAGGTCTAAAAATTTTTATAGAATAAATTCTTACAAATATGCAGATGGTGTTAAAAAAACATTGTCTGGTAAAGATTCCGGTCTAGTTTTTGCTTTCGGAAGAAATCAACAAACTCTTTTTTGTGTAAAATTAAATGAAATTAAACCTGAAAAATTTTTTGGATGGTTAAAAAATGTTACAATTAAAAACATTGATTTTGACAAAATTGAAAAATTTGAAGAATGTGTGATTAAAAGTGATAGAGAGGGAAAGGGTATTTTTAATTTAGTAAAAAGAGCAGACTTTTACAATCAAGAACCATCACCATACAGAACCTATACAATTCAAAACATAGGTAATATTGAAGAAATAACCTTTGATAAGGAAATTTTGAAGAAGTACATTTAGCACATTACCCTTTTTGGTACTTATTTATATTTACTTGTATAACATTAATTTTTATCAAGCGAATATAAAACCATGGCATTAGTAAAAAGAATTACAAAAGGGTCTCCACTCACCGCTCAAGAGATGGATGATAATTTAGATTATTTACAATCCCAAATACAAGCAGGCACAAGCGGAACAGCGGGTAGTAGCGGAGTGAGCGGCACTTCTGGTTCTAGCGGAACAGCAGGTAGTGGTGGCTCAAGCGGAACAGCAGGTAGTGGTGGCTCAAGCGGAACATCTGGAGCAACAGGATCTACTGGGTCTGCTGGTTCAAGTGGTTCTTCTGGCACAAGCGGAGCAACAGGCTCTACTGGGTCTGCTGGTTCAAGTGGTTCTTCTGGCACAAGCGGAGCAACAGGCTCTACTGGGTCTGCTGGTAGTAGTGGTTCTAGTGGTACTTCTGGAGCAAATGGTGATAAATTCACATCAACATCTACCACATCAAACGATATAAGTACTGGTTCTAAAACATTTACGATAGCAACTGGTTTACAATGGACACCTGGCCAAGCTATTGTTATTTCTCAAAACGCATCTAATAAATTAGAAGGTAGCGTGACTACTTATAATATTGGTACAGGTGAGTTAGTAGTTAATATAACAACAGCAACAGGTAGTGGTACGGGTATAACATCGTGGTATATAAATACAGCAGGTGCGCCTGGTCAAAGTGGTTCATCTGGAACTTCTGGACAAGATGGTTCATCGGGTACATCATCAACTTCTGGCACTAGCGGTTCTTCGGGTTCATCTGGCTCAAGCGGCACTGATGGTTCTGAAGGAACAAGTGGTACATCTGGATTTGGTTCGTCTGGCTCAAGTGGCACCGATGGTAGTAGTGGAAGTAGTGGCAGTAGTGGAACTAGTGCAGTGGGTTCATCTGGAACTTCTGGAACAACCGGTGCTATGGGTAATCCTGGTGCTGATGGTTCATCTGGTTCAAGTGGTTCATCCGGCTCGTCTGGGGTAAATGGTACTGCATTTGGAACAGCAGGAACTTCGGGAGTAGATGGCACTTCGGGTGTAAATGGAACAAGTGGAGTAAATGGCACAAGCGGTTCATCCGGATTTAACGGATTTAATGGTACTTCTGGCTCGGACGGTACATCGGGAACAAGTGCAAATGGCACATCAGGAACTTCTGGAGCTAATGGTTCAAGCGGAACATCCGGCGTTGACGGTACATTTGTTGGTTCATCTGG